GGATCACTTTGAATTAACATCCATGGATGTCACAACTACAAATTGTTCCTTGAAAAATGCTTCTCAAGATGATGTTGCTAGAATAATTGGCAAGAATATTGTAAACATGGTGTTTTCCCGAAAAGTTGGCGATCAAATAGCTGCGAGAAAGTGTAATGCTATTTGTGTTAAGGGTAATGTTTATATGACTAATAATCATTGTATTCCGGAAGATATCGTATGTGATGTTACTTTGGTGGAGGCACCTTTGAAAGATGGTATTAATGCTAATCGTAAATTCGTTTACGATACGGCGAACGTAATTCGATTACCAGAGAGAGATTTATGCTTTTTTCAAATGAAAAATCTTCCACCAAAGAAAGATATCACTGAGTGGTTCAGTAAATCATCTTTTCAACCCAAGTGCAATGGAGCATATTACCATAGAACCAATCAGGGGGAAATGGTTATTAATATGGTTAATAATATGCAAAGAAGCAGTGCCAATATCAATAATGACTGTATAAGAGCAAATTTACAAACATGGCGAGGTGTTTCACAAATTTGTACACAAATTGGAGATTGTGGATCCCCATTGATTGGTATGAGTGGCTACGGACCTGTCATTTGTGGATATCACACACTTGGTAATGACTTGCACAGTGTGCATGCCACAGCTTTTGATCAAGAGATCATTAATGAGGTGTTGAGGAATAATTTCGATATGCTTGTGCAGTCGGGTAATATGAATGTTTCAGCACCGTCAGCACCACGAATTGTTGATGCTTTGTCTCGTAAATCTGTTTTTCGGTACATTAATGAGGGATCGGCTAATGTGTACGGATCTTTTATGGGATATCGTGTTCAGCCTAAGAGTAGTGTTGAGAAATCTTTGATGCATGATCACTTAGCAAAGGAAGGCTATAAACTCAAATATGGTAAACCCGTCATGGCTGGTTATGAGCCTTGGCGTATAGCTGCAATCCAAATGGTCGATCCTATTGAATCTGTCACTCAAACTACCATTGATGAGATAAGCAATCAATTTTACAATGACATTGTTGATAGGTTACCAGCTGAGGCTATATCATCTTTGAAACCAGTTACAGCTTGTGTTGCTGTGAATGGTGCTGAAGGTGTAACGTATATTGATAAGATCAATAGAAATACCAGTGCTGGAAATCCCTGGAAAAAGAGCAAAAAGTATTTCATGAGATCGATACCACCCATTGATGGATTACAGGATCCCATTGAATTCAATGAAGAGATTATGGATAGAGTGACTTTCATAGAGAATGAATACAATGAGGGTCGTAGAGTGTTTCCTATATTTTGTGCCCATTTGAAAGATGAAGCTGTCACATTCAAGAAGCAATCAATGGGGAAAACAAGGGTATTCACTGGTGCTCCTTTGGATTACACCATCGTGACTCGAAAATTGTTTATTACTGCCATAAAGGTTGTTCAAACACATAAGTTGGAGTTCGAGAGTGGTGTTGGTTTGGTGGCTCAATCACCAGAATGGGCAGCTTTGAGAGGATACCTGACGGAACATGGTGATGATACCATGGTGGCCGGAGATTATAAAGCTTTTGATAAACGTATGTTGTCTAGTTTTATCCTGGCAGCTTTTGGTATCTTAATCAAGTTGTGCGAAAAGAGTGGTAATTATTCTCGCAAACAAATACGTCGGATGCATTGTGTTGCTACTGATACGGCTTTTCCTTGTATAGATTTCAATGGGGATCTCGTGCAAATGTTTGGAGGAAATCCGAGTGGTCATCCATTAACTGTCATTATTAATGGTTTGGTCAAC